CCGTTAGCTTTTATACTCGCAACGAGTTTTTGATTATACATCATTTTTCTTCCTTTTTACTGGCTACACTCTAAAGCCATATTAATTTAAAGAGTGTTGGTTTTTGCTACCCTATGTAGCACAACTATTTATAGTTGTTAGTGGTGCGCTAGATGGGAATCGAACCCACTAACCAGAGTTTTAGAGGCTCCTAACCGTCCGTCGGTACTCTAGCGCACTTGACCGTTAAGCTGGCTGAATGTTGCTGGCCTGCTTGCCTTTCATGCCTTGAGTTACATCAAAGCGTACTTCTTGGCCTTCTTTCAAAGACTTGAATCCGCCTGCTTGAATCTGTGAATAGTGAGCAAATAAATCCTCACCGCCTGCGTCAGGAGTAATGAAACCAAAACCCTTAGTGTCATTAAACCATTTTACTTTACCTGTTGCCATTTTTATTTTCCTTTGTGTTAATATTACTGATCTGCTAATTTCATCTAACGGTACTAACACAAAGGTTACTAACTGTCTCAACTACTCTAACCAACAAACTGTTCATATATGTTATTTAAACATCTTTAGGCAAAGATGTCAATGTTTTCTTTCTCTTTTTGTACAGTATTTTCTGGACGAATTGGTTCTAACCATGTATCCGGAATATACACTTTTGGAGTATCACCAATCATATTGGTAAGACCGTACTCTGATGCCACCCACCAATAATGGTCTGTGATAATTGCTTTACAAGAAAACCCTCTAAAATCAAAAGCTTCACCTTGTTTGAAATGTCCTATGTAATCTTCAACCAGCACTTGCTTGCCAATATTACTAGGACGTATGCTCATTAAGATCTTGGCAATGTCGCCTTGCTCACACTTCATCCCTGTTCCTTACTGCTAACATTTTAGTGTGAAGGATCATATTTTCTGTTAAAAGTTTAGTGATCGTTGATAATAAGATTAATCGATCATCATCGGTCATTTCTTCTTTGTCGAACTGTTCAAGAATATTGGATCCTATCATCTTCATTGCTTCTTCTTTGCCGTTGGTAAAGACTCCCCAATCAAACGGGTCACCTTCTTCGTGCGCAAACGCAACGTTAATTAAATCTTCTAAGGTTATTTTAGCCATCCTACCTTTTCTCCGTTGTCAATTCTTCTTTGGTGTTCTTCGACACTTCCTGGAAAACGCCAAGCCCAAATGGCAACAAGGGCCATAAAGACTGCTGTGCTTAAAATGCCTACAGGCTTTACTCCTGTAAAGAACATGATGATCAAACTTGATGTCATCATGGCCAACATAAAGTATTTCATCTTAGTTGGGAACACACGTTTTTGCCCCCAGTTAGTCAAGAATGGTCCAAATAGTTTATGATTGTATAGCCAACGATGCATACGTTCGCTACCCTTACTGAAACAGTAAGCGGCAAACACTACAAAGATTGAGTAAGGCATACCCGGAGTAATAACTCCTACATATGCAAGACCTAGACTAATAAAGCCTAGTATGTTCCAGAATAATTTTTTCATCAGTCGCCTACGCAAACAGTAGGTGCGCCAGTTCTAACAGCAACACCGTTGTTTAGTAAATCACTTTCACGGGCAATGCCTTTATTGTCGATGAAAACAGATTTACTTGATGTAACCACAGATGCTCCTGTAGCTGTAATAGATCCTTCAGTGGCCACTTCAACATTGTTGATGAACACTTTGTTCTGATTATTTCTATTAGTTGAAACAAAGACCAAGTCTCCTTGGTCTTGTGATATCCTCGATGGTGCTTTTCCGGCCATAATATTCCTTTGCTAGGTTAAGGTTTTGCTCGTTTAGCAGCCAGACTCTTAGAAAGAGCTTCTGCTGCTTCGATTTCACCTTTATCGATCGCTGTAGTCGCATCAGAGAAGATATCTGTAAATGCTGTCCATTTGTTCGATAAGTAAGTACCAACAGCTGATTGAGCAAACAAGTCAGCACCAAAAGTGGCTGCTTTAGTAACTCCCTTGGTCAATTTATCATCAACGAATGCTGTCGCAGACGCAGTGGCATTGATTGTTGTTGCTTCGGTTATTTTTTCTTGTATGATTTCTGTTATAGGTCTCGGTGCAGGTGCTGGAATACCGTTTCTGGCCAAGGCTTCTTTAGTAGCAGTTTTATTAAACTCGTTTGTACTCATTTGATCGGCTGCGACGATCTGGGCAACAGCAACAGATTCATTTGCGGCGCTGGCAGCTGATGCCGACGCTAAATGGATTTGACCCAATGCCGATACTGCCTTACCTTGCTGATCCCAGATTTTACCAAGCTGCTCAGAGATACCTGCCAGCCAACCAACTGCGGCATCACTAGAATAAGATACTGATCCTGCCGTGGCTACTCCTGTACTTCCAATAGCAGCATTGATGCTTGTGTTTAGAGTTCCGAGAGATGTATTAACGGTTCCTAGTGTTGTATTGAGAGTACCCAATGAAGTGTTAATATTATTAAGGTTACTATTTAAAGTATTAAAATCGCTGGTATAATCTACCGTGATAATAGTACCACCAGTATTACCTGTAAGAACGTTTGAAAGTTGGACACCCATATTAAATCCTCGTTATGTTGTTACTATTTAAGCCAGCTTAATGCCAGTAGTGCTTTGAATGTATTGATCTGCGGCATCTTTCATCGTAGGAACGCACACTGTTACAGTAGATTTGTTTAGGGGAACGATCTTATCCTGGCTCACTGTAAAGAGATACGGAACCATTCCAATTCCTTGCGGGCCCATGCTCAACACTAACGGTTTGGATAACTTGTAATGAGTCGCTGTTTCCTCATCTAATTTGGCTACTAATTCTTCTCCGCTGGTTAGCTTGATGGTTACTACTTCGCCTGCTGTTACACCTTTGTCAATTAACATATTTTTCCTTAAAATTCCATGTCTGCTGCTATTACATATCTGTCTTGATAACTTTGAACTATTCCTGGGCGATGCCACAGTTTTCCTGGGTATATTAGCCAACTGTAAGGACTTGGTCTAACAAATACTCGATCAGGATGTTCAAGACCTTGCGGTGCAAATTCTGTACCGCATGTATCATAGTTATCTACATCTTCGGGTATGTGCAAATAAAATATTCCAGAAATTGTTTTTGCTCCCTGGAATTGATGATTGTGCCAAAGATCGTCCCTATTCTCTGGATGGTTAAGCGAAGTCATAAAACTCCAACTTTGTAAATTGGTAATTTTTACTTCTCTACCCAAATACATAAAGGCAGCAAACATAAAGCTCATTCTAAATTTTAACCAAACATCTTCTGTACGGTTAAAAATATTTTCTTTAGTTTGGAACTTAGGACTGTTCTCAAAATAATTTCCAGATTCAATGATCTGTTTAATTATTCTTTTGGCATCAACACAATCGGATTCTTTAATAACACCACCAAAGTCGTATTTTACAAAATCCGAGTTTTGATCAATTATTTGCATTAGCGAGATGTGCTCTTAGTTCTGTAAAACCACCGATTAATTTTTCGTTCAAAAAAATCTGTGGCACAGTTCTCGCTCCTGGTACAGCTTCTAATAAATCTTCTTTGGTAAATCCGTCACCTACCTTGCGCTCTTCAAACTCAATACCTTTTTGTTTTAGTAATGCTTTTGCCTGATCGCAGTAGGGACAATTATATTTGCTCCATACGATTGCTTTCATTTATTTTTCCTTTGTTATATTATAGCGAAGGTAAGGCATCATAGTCAATGCCTTCACTCATCACACCAATGACGTAATTGGTAGATTCTGATTCTTGTAGAGCAGTCTGCTTCTTGCTGGTATCGCTGTGTTTGTTAAACCACGGAATAGGAGTTGATTTTGGATGTGGGTTCCAATATTTGATTCCAATATCTTTAAGTGCGCCCACTGCTGTGTAATCAACGAAGTCTTTTAGAATGTTGGCATTAAGACCAATCACTGGACCTAGTTTGAACAGATAGTCAGCCCACCCTTTTTCTTCGGCAATTACATCTTTGTATATTTGTAAAACCTCTTGCTCACATTCTCTTGCTATTTGAGCAAATCGTTGATCTTCCTTGACTACCTGATTGATCATGTAAGCAGTCCAACCTTTGTGTAGCAGTTCGTCTTGTAGAATCAAACTAATGATATTGCCATTACCAATAAAGATCTTGTTCTCCACCATTGCTAGACTTGTAGCGAACGATACCATAAAGCGGAATGCTTCTAATGCATAGCTGGCGTGTAGGGCCATCCAGATAGCTTTGATATGTTCTTGTTCTGGAATAATTTCACCTAATTCCTTGCGGCAGTTGATAACGTGGAGATCATCGTAATACTTGCCAATTGAACTGGCCATATCTACAATTTCTTTAGTGTCGTGGATAGTGTTAAACACTTCCTTGGGCACATTATAGATGTTGCGAATGATGTGGCTGTAACTGCGGCTGTGAATGTTAGTTTCAAAGAATGTCCAGTTATAGACTAGAGCTTCTAGTTCTGGCAAACTTACCACAGGTGTAAAGATTTGACTTGGGCCACGACCCTGCAAACTGTCCAGTGCTGTTTGACGTAGCAGGTTACTGGTAAAGATATGCTTAACTGCATCGCTGGCATCTTTGAAGTCGTTGGCATCTTTGCTTAGACTAATCTCTTCCGGTACCCAAAAGAAGCCGCGGGCAGTTGTTTCAAAGTCTGCGATCTTTTTATATTTGACTTCTTCGAAGCGTTGGATGGTTACAGGCCCTGCTGGGTCAAGAAACATCTTGCGATTTAGATAGTCTGTCTTTGTGTTTAGGTTATATTGTTTTTTAGTCATAATTTAAATTAAAGTTTGCAACTTTCGCAATCAGCCTCGTCGTCAAAGTCAATTGGTGCTAATCCCATAGGTGGTGCTTCTTCTGCTACTGCTTTCGATCCTGCTTTATTGATCAAACTATAATAGAATGTCTTGCCGCCCCAATATAAGAAGTTCATTAAGTTCTTAGCAATCAGTGTTGTTGGGACTTTACGATCCGCAAAGTGTGCTGGATTATAGAATGTGTTAGTTGAAATACTTTGATCAACATACGCCTGTAGCACTGCGGCAGTTTTTAAATAGCCGTCACAGTCTTTCTGATCCCACATTAACTGATACTTATTTTTAAGTCTTTGATATTCTGGAACAACTTGTGTAAATGATCCTGCCTTGCTTTCTTTAGTAGAAATAAGGCTCATTGGCATCTCTATTCCATTAGTACTATTAATAACAACACTACTAGACTCAACTGGAGCAATAGCCATAAG